CCGGCTGATAAATCAGGCAAGCCGCTAAAGCCACATGTCGTCGATGTCTTTTGTCCATGTCACCCTGAATCAGAAATAACGGAGAATAGCGGTTTGATTGTAATTCACAACGAGGTTCACTAAGGGGAGGGATATGAACGCAGAATTGATCGAAAAAGAAGGACTTACAGCGCAGGGAAAGAGGGAACTGCTCAAGCATCTTGAGGGCGAAACCATTACCCTACGGCAGGCAGTCAAGGCGAAATGCTATGACTGCATGGGATTTTACACGGACGGAAAGGTTGATTGCGCGATTGCCAGTTGTCCGCTTTATCCGTGGATGCCGTTCAAGGCGGGGGGCGTACAGAAAAAACCAGGCCGAACGATGAGCGACGAACACAAGGAAAAACTACGGCTCAGCCGGTCCTCTAAAATCGTTTCTACGGTCGCGGAGCACATGAAATAGAAGAAAACAACACGACAGCAGGATTTTTACTAAGGGCAATGGCCGCAAGGGGTGAAATGACAGATTCTGCCGACTGCCGAAAATGCCGCAAGTATCAGGATTGCTCAAGCCCATGCATTTGGGTTGAATTGGAGATTAACGGCAAGGTGCCGCGCCGTGAACCATTAGCATCTCCACAACGTCTACAATATCTGCCACAGGGGGACTACAACGCCGCGCTCCATGAGGGAATGAGATCGATTGAGCAGTCCGACCTTGAAAGCCTTGAAGAAATCCGGGCGATAGACGGCCAACTGCCGACGCTATTACGAGTCAAGGCCATTCGTGCCATGATTTTAGGCGGTCTAAGTCACCGGCAGATTGCACAGGTTATGCACCTGGACCGTTCGCGGATCTCGCACATGGTTAAAATTACCATCGTGGAGGCAAAGTAAAGCCCCCGATTTTGGCGGGGGCTGGGTACTTTATTTGAAAGACATTCCTAATTTGCGGGCGAGAAATTTAACGGCCCACTTTTTTGTGGATCTTAGTCTCTCCCTTCTGCGTGGGCGATGGCGGAAACAAGTTCACCGCGTATCCAACGCTTTTGCAACGTAACCAACCAACACAGACGAGTTTCTAAATTCCTATATGTCCGACAGAGGAAAACTTGGTGCTTGATGTGTGTTCGCATTGTTTCAAGATTCGCCACAACTGTGGCACTTTTTTTACTGCTAAACTGTGGAAATAATTCCTCATTCTTATTCAACATACTATATGCTCGATTTCCCGGTGTGTGTTCCATCTTACTTTCCCCTTTTCGTGTCGTCTGTGATTTCGATCCTGGCGATAGGGCTGTAAGGCTTTGCGTTTTCCATTTTTCGCGGACGGTCGTAATAGTAACTCTTGCATTTTGGACAGGCTTTCGGCTTTTCAAGGTTCGATGTCCTCGATGTCCAGTCGTGGTTACATCTGAGGCAGTGAAAAGAGTTCATGGTTAAATCCTCCATATTTTGCGGAAATAGGTTATTCCCTTTCGGTATTCCAAAGAAGCTCCTCATATAAATCGTCGCCCAAAAATGACCGGAGCTTTTTTGCTTGCATTTCGCAGATTTTGAAAAGCCGTTCCGCTCTCCTACTGTCGGTAGCATATCCATACTCGCTCGCCCAATCCTCGAAAGAGCGGGCGTTTTCTACTCCTACTGCATCGGAAGCCAGGCAATCAATAACACCTGCCGCAGTCGGATCTTCTTTAATGCCATAGCCCTGCGAAAAATAGGTTGTTAGCTGCCTTCCTTTGCACCGCAGCGTCACCTTGTAATGATTGGCATCCTTCCAATCGGGGGCGTTTTTGTTTTCATCGACAAACCGAGAAGTAATCTGCACGTTGTATTTTTTCACAAATTCATTCGTTTTCATCGTCGTTTCCTTTCCGCCCGTGGGCTTAGTTAGTCGCAAATAATTGTATAGTTCTCATCATACCGCCGCGAAACCTCCACGGCCCACATATAGGCATCTCCTGGGCGCTTAAATCTGGCTATCACTTCGTCTTGATTGTCGTTCGACATCGTAGCGTTGCGCCTTAATACCACATCGTGCCATTGTCTTTTGCTCGGACATTTTTGATGGATGTTTGCCGACATTTCATTTCCCCTTTCAATCGAATTTGCTTTAGTTTTTGAACGTGTCGTGAATCATGTAAACGGAAACAATCACCATTACCGCGAAGGGTATTAAAATTATGTACTCCATTTATTTCTCCTTTCGTTTCTATTTGCTTTATATGCTGCATCATACGTGCCAATTATCGACATGCTATAATTACAAGCACTTACGCAATTCATAGAACGGACGATCTAGTAAATATCGGTGATTTACTTTTGAGAATCAGCCGAAAAGACGGGAAATAGGCAAGATAGGCAATGAAAAGAATATGCAGAATAAGCACTTACAAAGAAACCGTGAGAATAACCGGCGAAAAGGTGAAAATCACCGATATCGTAAAACTACGATGAACGAGCATACGAGCGCCCACAGTAATCATCCGAAAACAGGCTAACAGGCGCACCTCCTAAACGGGTGACAACAGCATAAGAAATCAACCACTTGCGATCAGCGTCCCGCACATCGGCTGCCTATAGTATATATAGTTAAGTACCTCAAGTGTAGTTCTAAGCGTACCGCGATAGCGGATAGCGCAGGGAACCAAGACATAGACGATCCAACAGAATCATAAACCAATATCCTGATGATCCAGCCCGACAACGAGCGGACCAGGACAACGCCCCCACCAGGGGCAGAGTGAAACCGGGAACGGATAAGATATGGCGGAAGTGGCAGCGGAAACAAACGGCAGACATATCAAATTGACAAACGATATGTTGCTGGAAATACTAAGAAAGGTGGCGAAAGGGCCATCCCTGCGAACCGTAGGCAAAGAGTATGATACGAGTGCAGGCGCAATAATTGACGGAATACACAGGTGTGGACTTGACGAACAATACGCGCAGGCAATGAGGGATCGCGCCGAAGTCCTGGCCGCCGAAATCCTCGATGTTGCTGATGATTCATCCATTGACCACAACGACAAGCGCATCCGGGTAGACACTCGCAAGTGGTATTTAAGCAAGGTTCTCCCCAAGATCTACGGCGACCGGCTCAACGTCGATCATACCGTCCGCCGCCTGGAGGATGTAATCGGCGAGATTGATGGTGATGGTAAAGGTGGGAGGATTCCGCGAGTGGAGAGCGGGCGGCCTGTTGATAACCCACAAACCATAGATGTTGATAGCGAGCCGTCGTGTAAGTTATTGGATTCTAAGGCAGATTAGCGCAACGTCTCATAATTATTCATTATGTTAACCTAGTCAAGTGGGGGTAATGGGCCGAAAACATATATGTTTGTGGGAGCATAAGGGCGATTATGTGTTGCTCATTAATGCTGGTGACTGGATGGACGCGACGATGTAATGCAGCGCGGAACAGGTAGGGGGAGGGGGGGGCACGGGTACTTACACCATACTCTATATGCCCCGATATTTTCAACCCGTTTTGGAAGCGTCTCTCTTTGGTGTCACATATGAGTGGTGATTCTTGGTATTGAGGTGGTGATTAGCACAATCATCCTGGGGCTGCTTTGCTACGTGGTTTGGGTGGATTGGCGGATGGTTAGGGGGATTTACAAATGAAATGTGACACATGTACGCATTACATGACCGAGGGTGCATTGGGTTGCCGTCTGCACGATGTGAAATTCCAGAACGGCTACCATGCGAGGGATTATTCCGAGCGCCATTGTGGGGTCGTGAAGGGGAAGCCAGTAAGTGGATGGTATGAGATTCGCCTTGGGGTAATTATTGGCCTTGTGATGTCCTTGTTGATTGGCGGCTTCATGTTTTGGGATATCTATTTTCCCGCCGCTCCAAAGCCCGCCATCGGTGAGTATTGGTCGGTTAAGTATCGCGTAGTCGATGGAGATGGGAAGGTTGTGTATTCCGTGGAGCATAGGACTGTGCATTAGCAGTGCGGCGGAAGGGTAAATATGCCCGAGATAGGTGTCGGAAAGATATGGCTGGGATATTTTCACAGGCACCCGATAGAGGCGACTTACGAGGAAAGGGTTGCCCAACCTATGGCAAACGCGAACTTGAGGCCACCCAGCGCATTCTTCTGGTTGTCGTCCTGCTGTCGATGCTGGCCTTTGGGATTTTGGACAATTTTACGGATGTCTTTCACGGGTGAGGGATGAAGCGCGCCATTGCGATACTTGGAATCATGGTCCTGTTGCGGGGAGGCTACATGGCCTTCTTTCCCGATGCGACCCATACCGAATACCGCAAGGTCTTGTACGGCGAGGAAGTAACGGTGCAGAATGTTATTATGCGGGGCGATGTCGAGATGGAACGCATCCCCGTTGATTTGATCGACAAGGACGTTAGGTTCGACGCGGACGATCTTCCGTCTAACCACGAGGTGGAACCGGAGGGCGATGCAAGGGAGTGGTAGTCCTGACAAGGTAAAAGAATTCATCAAGTCCTGCCGGGACTCCTTCGAGTTCTTTGCGAAGAAGTGCCTGAAGATCAGGGACCACAACACGGCGCAGGTTAAGCCGTTTGTGTTTAATAGGCCACAGCGGATTCTTCATGCCATTATTGAAAAGCAGATAGCGGCCCTTGGGTATGTGCGGGTGTTGCTGTTGAAGGCTCGGCGGTTTGGCGGTTCAACATATATCGAGGGGCGCGGGTATTGGCGTACTTCACTATGGAAAAACCGCAATGCGTTCATTATTGGGCATGAAGAGGAATCGACCAATACCCTGTTTGCGATGGCGCAGTTGTACCATGAAAAGAATCCGGTTCCGCCGCAGACATTAAGATCGAACGCCAAGGAGTTGGTTTTTGATAACGAGAACGGAACGGGGCTGAAGGGTCAGTATAGGTTGGCGACGGCGAAAAACCTGACGGCGGGCAGATCCCAGGGAATTCATTTCCTCCACGACAGTGAGGAGGCATATTGGCCGAACGCAGACGTTCTGTTGCCGTCCCTAATGGCGTGTATTCCCATTCCGGTGCGTGGCGGGATAGTGACCGAGGTATACCGGGAATCGACTGCAAATGGGTTCGGGAACACATTTCAGCGGGACGTCTTTGATGCGTACTGTAGCGGCCTTTATCCGTACTATGCGGAAAATGGCACTACCTATGCTTGGAGAAATCCGAAACGGGACGAGGTTTTGGTGTTCATCCCGTGGTTTGTTCATGACATTTACGTGATGGCCTTCGATACGGAACAGCAGAAGGCTGAATTTGAGCGCAGCATCAACGTCAAGGTGTTCGATAAGGAGCGTGCCGTTTGGGAAGATTCCGAAGCCATGAAGCTGAAAAAGAAGTTTAGTCTAAGTCTGGAGCAGCTTCATTGGCGTAAATGGGCCATAGAGGACATCTGCAAGGGGCGAGTCGAGATTTTCCGGCAGGAGTACCCGTCGAACATTGAAGAGGCGTTCCTGACGGTCGGCTCCAATGTTTACAGCAAGGAACTGTGCGACGATGTTGAAAAGGGGTGTGTCGAGCCGGTTTTGATTGGCGACATGATCGACCGCAACGGAAAGCCGTTTGTTAGGCCGAATCCGCACGGGGCTTTCCGGATATGGGAGAAGCCGGAAGAAGGTCAAAAGTACTTCATGACCGTGGATTCTGCCGGCGGCATCAAGCCGTCGCAGGAGAGGGAGCAGCGGGAACCGGACCCGTCCTGTATCGATGTATGGAATCACTTGACCGGCAAGCAGGTGGCGCAGTGGCACGGTCAGATTGACTATGACGAAATTGACGATCTGGTAGAACGCATCGGGACTTTTTACAACAAGGCGGTTGCCTGCGTCGAACTAATGAATCACGGCTACACGGTGGTAGCGGGCCTGAAAAGTCGGCAATATCCGATGTATGAGGCGCGTTCGGGCGAGCCGGGATGGATAACCAACAAGGTCACAAAGCCGAATGCCATAGATTCTCTCCGGTCGGATGTTCGGGACGGTTCGTTGCAGATACGGAACATCGCCACGGTTGCCGAGATGCGGACGTTCATCGAAAAGGGCGGACATTATGACGCGGCTTCCGGGTGCCATGACGAGCGTGTCGATTGCGCGTGGATGGCGTCGGCCATGATGCGACTTCTTCCGAGGCGCGGGGTGTCGCCGGGACAGAAGCGCAGACGGCCCATCGGATTCGGGAACTGGCTGAACCGTTCGCGGCCCGATGAGGGCGGCGGGTACATCGAGGTCATGGTGGCATGATTACGCCGTTGAACGGATACATTCAGTTGTCGAAATTGCAGACCGCCGATTCGGGGTTGGCGAAGGGAATTGTTGCGGCGGAAGGTACGAACGTGAAGATTGGCGAGCGGGTGTTTTTCGAGAAGGACAAATTGATCTCCGTGAGCATAAGCGGCAAGGAAGTTTGTTTCGTGAAAGAGGCGCATATCATTTTCAAACAGGGGGAATAGTGGCCGAGAAGATGGTGCGGCTCCCGTCGCACAAGACAGAGGAAAACGGTTTCGCCTACGAGCCGCCGAAGCAATGCCATTACTGCGAAGCGGATTTGAGGGCGGTGGAATGGCCGGAGGGCGGCATGGGGCCATATATCAGGATCGGCCTGCCGATACCGGGGATTGCGCTCTATCAGTGTACGAAATGCTCCTGCATCATGGGGAACATTCACGCGGCGGCGAACATGCAGCGGTTGAAGCGGTTGCAGAACGACGCCCGCGTGTTGAGGCCGCACGAAGGCAGCATTATTCGGTTAAGTTCATAGGAGGATTTGAGATATGGCCGGAACGCTTACGGTAACGATGAGCAATCCCTACGCACAGGGTGGGCCGAACACAATTACGCTGGATTGGATAGCGACATCCGGGGGTGCGGTGAGTGCCGCAATTGCTAGCACCTACGCCGCCGCGCAGTTGGCGACCTATCAATATGCGACCCCGCGGCCGTCCAAGATCATCGGGAAGCTTGTGCGAGCGGTCGTGGCTCCGGGTACGAACGGGGCGGGCGCGGCACTCACCCCGACGGCGGGTTACGACATCACGCTCCTGAACCCATATAGCGGCGACGTGGCGGGCGGGAACCTGCTGGATCGGAGCGCGACCCTTCCGGAATCGTGGGTGCCGGACGAACCGATTGCGATTGACTGCGACCTGACTTTCACGGTTGCCAACGCGGGCGACTCGAAGCGGGGCCGCGTGGTTCTCTATTTTGAATAGGAGGCTTGATTTTTTATGCAAATGCTGAACGACAGGGTTCTTGTCAGGAGGTTGCCGGAGGCGACGGTAACGCCCGGGGGCATCATCATCCCGGAGAGCTATCAGGAAAAGCCCATGAGTGGAACGGTCGTATCGGTCGGAAGGGGCAAGTTGCTGGACAGCGGTAAGCGCGTCCCGATTGACGTGAAGGAAGGCAATGAGATCCTTTTCGCCAAATACACAGGGTTGGAAATCAAGCTGCACGGCGAGGATTACCTTATCCTCTCCGAAAACGATATCTTGGGAATCGTGTAGATGCCGACACCGAACAAGAACGAAAGCCGCCAGGACTTTGTTTCGCGGTGCGTTTCGGTTTTGAAGCATGAAGATCCGGAACGGCCAACCAATGAATGTCTCGGCCAATGTTACGGGATGTACGACTCATGGAAGAAAAAGCAGAAGAAAGAGAAGTGACCTACACGCTGCCCGACATTGCGGCGGCGTGGGCCGACTATACGAGGCGCAAGGTGATTCTCGGCACGCGGGACGGGAAAGAGATCTACGCCTACCTTGAAGGGAAGCGCGTGGACTTTTCTGGCCTTATCAATGCGCGGACGGTGGACGTAAAGACCGTGATTTCGTTCCCTGACTTTCTGAGGACAAAATGGGTGAAATGATGCTCGGTGATCCAGTAGCGAAAAGAGAGGGCCCCGTTGTGTTTAATTATCGCGGCGTTTTGCAGGGGCCGCGCACGACATTTACCGTCGAAGTAAAGGCGGGCCGTAGGTGTCTCGTCATTGAACAAGACGGGAACCGCGTAGAGTTGGGGCGCGTAGAGTGTAATCGCTGCAAGTCAATGTTTGAAACCTTGATGCCGGTGAAGCAATGAGCGCAGAAGTAACGGACGACCGCCCCGAAAACGGGAAATACCAGAAGCTAGTCGAGCATTGCATTTCGCTCTACAAGGAGTTCAAGGATTCCGAATACCGGAAGGCGAAACTGCAAGAAATCGCGGAGTCCCGAAAGGTCTATGAACAAAAGTCTGACGCGGCTACGTTCCCGTGGAAGGATGCGGCGAATTACGCGATGCCCTTTACTACGATTTCCGTTGACAATCTTGAGCCTCGCCTCGTTGCTGGCCTTACGTCGATTGACCCGGTTATCATGTTCGACACGGCCAACAAGGACGAGCAGATAAAGGCCGTCGAGGATGATTTCAACAAAGAATTGAAGGACACCTGCCGCGTCGAGGATTTCGCCCGGAACGTGGTTCACAACATCCTTATTGAAGGCACCTACTATCCGGTTCCGAAGTACGACAAGGAAAAGCGGAGGATCGTCGACTTTGTTTATGATGAACGCGGAGTCGTGGTGATCGACCCCGCAACGAAGGAAGCGGTGACACAGGAAATCGAGACAACCGTGTTCGAGGGCGGGCGGTTCGATTATGTTCCGTTCACCGACATCTTCTGCGCCGACAATCTCGGCACGGCGGAGGATTGGGAACGTGAGCCGGTAATCAGGATCGTGCGCCCTACCTACGCGGAACTGATGGGCCGCCGCGATTCGCTCGGCTATCAGAATATCGGCAAGTGGCTGTTGGGCGAGAAGGAGAAGGCATCGGACAACAAGCAGGACGACAAGCTGACTCCCGGCCAGCAAATTGATGATGCGGACGTGACTGGCAAGGAAGTGATCGACAGTATCGAGGTACACCTTTCATACCCACTGCCTCTTGACAGCGACGAAGAAGCGGAGAGCGAGGAACGGACGAACTTCGAGGAAGAAAAAATCATCGTCACGATTGCCCTAAAATCAGAGATCATGTACCGGCTCGTCCTCCAACGGGAGATCAATTACAACAACGAGAAGATCATCAAGCGCGTGCGGCTGTTCCCCGAAAGCGACCGCTCCTACGGTACGAGCCTTTACGGGAAAATCAAGGCATTGCAGAACGGCGGGTCCGACCTATTCAACCAGATCGTGAACGACTCTACAATCCGCATGATACCGTTCTTCTTCTACGAAGAGCGTACCGGGCTGAAGGAAAAGAATGAGATATTCCCTGGCGCGGGCATCCCCGTCGAGGACATTAAGGGAATCCTGTTTCCGACCTTCAACGGCGACCCGACGCGCCTTATCACGGTATTTGAATCGGTCGTGGCGTTTTGGGAACGCCTGACAAGCATTGCCGATACGCAGGTGGGCCGTCTTTCCGACAAGTCCGAGAAGGACACGGCGACCGCGATTCTGACGGCGGTGCAGGAAGGGAACATAAAGCACAATTACCAATCCGGCACGTTCAAGGACGAATTTCTTGCGGTCATCAAGACCATGTACGACCTGTATTACAAGAACATGCCATATGACAAGACCATCACGTTTCAAGGACAGGCGGTCATCTATCCGCGAAGCGTCATGCGTCGGCAGGTGAAGTTCCGGCTGACTGGAAGCACGGAGAAGGCGAATAAGATTCTGGCCCGGAAGGAAGCCGAGGACTTGCAGCTCATGTATAACCAGGACGCGCTTGTCGATCAGGTAAAGCTCCGGCTGGATGTCCTGCGGCAGTACGGGAAGGAGAACCCGAATGAATACCTAAAGCCGGAAGTAAACCAGATGATTGCAATCTTCACGGCGTACCCCGACCTTGTGCCGGTCGTGCTGAAAATGGCGCAGCAGAAGCAGATGGAAGCCGAACTTGCAAGGGGAAAGCATGAGCGAGTGGCTGCTTAGCCGGGACTTTCAGGAATACCGTGCGGCGGAAATCAGAGAGGGCGCGGTGTTCTTTGGGAACATCCTACTGACGAAGCACGACAGCGAGTATTTCAAGGGCGTGACGGACATGCTGCGGGAAATCGTGAAGCTGCCGATGAAGATGGCGCAGACGAAGGAAGAAAAAGACAAGGCACAGATGCTTGTCAAGGCCGCGTTCGACCAGATAGAGGCGCGGATACTGAGGGCCGTGGTCTTGGAGGAATAGCTTTATTCAATGGCTGATTTTGGGGCTTTCCGCAGCGGCGGCCACCGCTGCGGGAACGAATAGAAAGAATTAAGGGCAGCCGTGTAGGGCTACACACCTACATCGCTGCCCTTTTTCTTTGCCCCTCAAATTCGCTGCCAGCGTGCGTCAACGCCGAGAACGAGGAAAGGAAGGCGATTTGTATGGCTGAAGATTCAGCACCGGATGTTCACCTTGAAGTGAACGCGGGCCTATCCGTGGAAAAAGATGGCCCGGACGCGAAACGGGATGAAGTCACGGACGCGGACGACATCAACCCGGACGCAGAGAAGAGGGACGAAAAGAAAGAGGACAAGAAGGAGCCGGAGCAGAAGGACGACAAACCCGGCGAGGAACCCCCTGCCGACAAGGGAGAAAAGAAAGTCGAGGGTGCCGAGGACGACAGGCTCAAGGCGATGGAAACGCGGCTGACGAACCTTGAGCGCGACAAGAAGAATTTACAGATTGCTCTCCACAAGGAACGGCAGGGGAAGAAATCGGAGAAGTCCAAACCGGACGCGGAAGCGCTGACGGACGAGCAGCTTGAGAAGATTCTGGAAGATAACCCGGACCCCAAGACTGCCCTGAAAGTCACCCGGTACATGGCCGAGAAAATCGCACGCGGCATGAAGGACACGGCGATTGCGGACGTACAGACGGGACAGCGCAGCAAGGCAATGGAGAACCTTCTGCTGGAACGCTACCCCGCACTGGCCGACGAAGGCTCCGACATGAGGGTGGAGGTCGATAGCGAGAAGGAAGCCCTTGGCCTCAAGGATCACCCATACGGCGATTTTTTCGCGGTCGGATCGAAGGTTTTGCAGAACCTTCCGGCGATTATCAAGGAAGCCTACGAGAGGGGCAAGAAGGAAGCCCTGAGCGTCAAGGCCGACGAGAAGCGCGGGGAGAAAATCAAGGATGCCGACCTGACCCCGAAAGGGAAGAAATCTGCCACGGGCGGCGTGGATTCGCTGACGAAGGAACAGAAGGAATCTGCAAAGCAGATGGGCCTTACACCTTCTCAGATGAAAGTCTACGCGAACCTAGTTGGCAAGAAACCGAGAACCGTAGCCGTGGAGGGCTAAGAATATGGCACGACCGAAAAAGGCAGCACCGGAACTACCCGATGGAACGGCGGAGGGAAAGACCGTTCTGACGTCGAGTGAGGCCGCTATCGTCGCCCGCGTTATCGCGGAGAGGGACGACTGGAAAACGATCAAGGAAAGCGAGGTTGAGGACTTCGCCCTGAAGGATGACCCGCTGGCGATGCCGGAACCGGCAAAGGAAATGCGGAAGAAAAAGAAATTCGCTTTCCGCTGGATCACCCGGACGCCGGAACGCATGGACGAGATGAGGACGAAGGACGTCCCGTTCAAGTGGTGGGTTTGCAATGCGGTGAACACGCCATTTCTGACCGACTATCTTGACCCCGTTTTGGGGTGCGTTTCCAAGATGGATCAGATGTTGGTGTTCAAGCCGTTCTGGATGTTCGTCAAGGAGCAGGAGTTCAAGAACCGCGCCGACCGAGAAGTTGCCGGGGATTACCTCAAGGCGAAGGACGGGGAGAAGAAAGGCGGCGGGGAATTTGTTGCAGGGAAAAAGATCAGCAGCGGAGATGTTCAATACCCGGTCGATGCGGAAGCCATTGCGGAAGAAAAGCTAGGCATCGTGTCGGCGGGAGAGGGCATGTCCGAAGAAACCTAACGGAGGATAAGAATTATGGCGAACAATGACGCCCCCTTCGGATTTAAGCCGTGGGGTGTTTTGAAGCACGTCGGACTGTACGCCGTGCCGACCGCACCCACGATTAACTTCTATCACGGGGACATTGTGCAGGGGAGCAATACGTTCATCACCTGCACGAACGGACAGGGGACGATTCCCGAAGTCTACGATGCGGCTGTTATCGCGGCCACAAGCGGCGACACGCTGCCGACCTACGGCGCGGTTGTCGGGATTTTGGACGAGAACCTTTTGCCGGTTTCCTACATCGCGGCTGGCGAGGTGGGCGACGGCACGATTGCCGGATACCTACTGGTGGCGGACGACCCCGATCAGGAGTTTGTGGCGCAGTCCGACGGCGCGATCACGGCGGCGAACATGGATCTCAACCACGAAATTACGAGCGTTGCACTGAGCGCCGGAAACTCCAACACCGGAGTTTCGACGCAGGAAATCGCGGCGTCCGGTTCGGCTGTCACGGCCACCATTCCACTGCGGATTCTGCGGCAGGCGTATCCGAACGAGGATGCGATCACTTCCGCCGGATGCCGTTTTGTCGTCAAAATCAATCCCGACTGCCATTACCGCGCAGACGGACTTGCGATCTAAGGAGGGGGACTGAGCTATGTGGACAAGAGGACGTTTTGCCAATGAGATGGTCCCCGGCCTGTTCGCGGTTTCCGTTGATTCGTATGTCAACAAGCGTGCCGAAGGCATGGGGATGAAGTTGGTCACGGTCAAGACCTCCAAGAAGGGCTACGAGGAAGATGCCATTCGTTCCGGTCTTGGCAGTGCGGTCGAAAAACATGAGGGTGCGCCGATCAGCTATGACGTGCAGATTGGCGGTCCCAAGAAGAAATGGATTCACAAGGTGTTCGCGCTCGGCGTGCGTATCACCGAGGAAGCCATTGACGATAACCTGTACGAACTGAACGGCGGCGGCGAAGGCAACCTCAAGGAGATCTTCTTCGACCTTGGGGAGTCGATGGCGGACAACATTGAGCAGCGCATGGCGGTGTTCATCAACAGCGCGACCGCGACGACCTATCACACGACCCGCAACGGGTATGCCCTGTACTACACGGCGCATCCGAGGCTGGACGGTTCGACGTACCAGAACTATGCGACCAATGCGGACCTTACCTATCTGACGTTCTGGTCTGTCCTGGCTTCCGCCGAAAATCAGTACAACCAGCGGCAGCAGCGGATCACTAAGAAGGTCGAGAAGCTGTGGGTGCCTCCGCAGTTGGAGCGTGCAGCGCGTGAAATTCTGCATTCTCCTGATCGACCGGACAGCGGGAACCGCGCCGTGTCGGCCCTTGCGGACAGCAAGCGGAAAATCGAGCTTTGCGTGTGGCCGCACCTGACGGACACCGACGCATGGCATCTTCAGTTGAACGGGCGCGGGATCATTTTCTTCTGGAACCGCAAGACGCGGTTTGCGCGGGAAGGTGATTTTCAGACGGGCGACATGATGTGCAAGGCGGACCAGAGATGGTCGGCTGAAATCGCGGACGAACAGTGCTTCTACGGCAACGTTCCCGCCTAACAGCAAGGAGGGTGCTATGAAAAGGTTTTGGCTTTGCATCGTTGCCGTCCTTGCGTTGATGCTTCCGGCAATCGGATACGGGGGCGGAACCAATTTTGATTCCGTTATCACAACTCCGAGTGCGGACGACGATTACGGTTTCCGAATGAACAACAGTTCGGGAACGCGGCTGTTTTCCGTCACGAAGGACACGGGCGCGATTTACTCGCCAGGAACATCCACGCTGACAACGGCGACCATCACGACGCTTAATCATTCGCGCGAGCGTTCGATTCCGTTGCCGCTGATGGGGTTTGTAAGCAATACGGACGCCGCTCCGCTATCGACTACCACGACGCCGGGGTTAGAGATTGACGACCTACTGCCTGCAATCGTTTGGGCGGACGGTGAAGCAACTCCCGTGTTAACTACGTTCCGTATTCCCGTCGATTATGCCAGCGGCGGGGCGTTCCGGTTGTTCTGCACGGAGTCCGACTCCACAACTCCCAATCAGGTTGACTTCGATGTCTATGTCAACTCGAACGGCGTAGCGGCTGATGCTGCCGCAACCGGGCAGACTCCCGTGGCATTGGCGGGAACGACAGCAACGACAAGCGTTGTGACCCTTACCCCCGCGACCGACTTTGCAGCACTGGCCGCAGGATATTGGGTGACGCTGCGTATCTGGCGTGACGACACGGCAGAGGGAACTGGCGACCTTGAGGTGAAGGGTGTCGATTTCTATTATACGGCAGCTTACTAACTACCTAACCGATACCGTGGAGGGGGAGCGATTCCCCCTCCTGGTACTCGTTACCATTTTCGGGGTAGTGCTTTTCCTTCCGAGCAGCCTGATAGACCTTCGGATTCAAAAGTCGCTGTTCCCGATGATGGGTGCTTACCTGCTTCTCTGCGGGGCGGTTTACCTGTTTGCGAACCGCCCCGTGGGGCTGCTCGGGGGATTCATCCTGTTTTACGTTCTGGTGATGTTCATCCCCGATTCGTACACGTTCCTTCTCATATCGGTGTTCTACCTCGCGGCGTACCTGATTATCGTCGCGTTCTACGACCGCCTCGTCAAGCCGGTAAAGGAGAGGATTTACGACACGCTCTGCATCTTCGCGCTTATCAATGTGGCGTGGATGGTAATGCAGCATCACGACATATTCATAATCTTCTACCCAAAGAACGGGGTTTCTTTGGAAACAGGATGGTTTGCGAACCGGAACGAAACGGCGGCGTATCTTGCGATGGCAACCCCGTTGTTTCTCCGGGGCTACTGGCATTGGGGATTGATTCCGATGGCGATTGGCTTCTATCTAGCCCAATGCGCGAACGGCGTTTTAACGGTGTCGATTGTTCTGTGCATCTACGGGGTCTACTGGCTGTGCAAGGCATTTCCGAAATACCGCATGATTATCCCCGTGGCGTGCATCGTGGCGGCTGTCTTTACCACGGGAACATACATGACATTTGTCCATCGGGGTGGGTATTCCGAACGGATCACGGCCTACGTGACCTCTCTTGAACTTGTGAAGGAAAAGCCGCTGTTCGGATGGGGCATCGGGCAAAGCTGCCGCATCGTGCCGATATTCCTGCACGGCGAAAAAATCAAGCCGGATGTCGGGCGCGGACTTTTCAAGCATGTGTATTACCAGAAGGATTTTGCAAGGCTCTATGGCGCAAAGCATAACTACAACAATGAATTCGTTGAATCGTGGACACATCTCCATAACGATCACCTGCAATGGATGATCGACGCCGGGATGGTCGGATTCGGCCTGTGGTTCATGGTGGTGCTGGCGCATTTCGTGGCTGCGTTCCGAACGGGGCGGTTTGAACCCCTGCCGGTTATGGTTCTGCTGGCCGCGATGATTTCAGCCAATGCGTTCTTCACGTTCCAAATAGGGTGCTTCCTGTTTATCGCTGTCCTTTTTGCCGGGATGATTCAGGGGGAATATGTCAGTCAAAGACGTTCACACGGATAACCTCTATTCCCTTACCTGTGAACACAAGGGACCGGACGGAACCACGACGCTCCGCAACAAGGACGCTCATTTCGTGATTGCGGGCGTCTACGTCGGGCAATACATCGAGAACGACACGGACGGGTCGAGCGGGGCGGTGACGGCCGTAACCGACACGACCGTTACCTGCACGCTGACGGGCGGAAGCGCAAACACCTGGACGAACGGCGACACGGCCTACTTCTACCTGACGGACGAAAAGGATTCGTTCATTTCTTCAACCGACACCGACCGGAGCCGTGGGTGGAAAGTGGTCAAGGGCGACGTGTTGGACGACGACGGATGGCGACCGGAGGACGCGGACCTTGATCGCGACGACCGGGAAGTATTTGGACCGGGGCAGCCGGAACGGAGGTAGGGCGTGGACGGAAAGACCATGACAAACCGGATGCTTCAGATTCTTAACGAGGCGAGCACGTCCGGCATCATCAATTCTCGGCTGACCTACGATTTCCTGAACGAAGGGGCGCGGGATTGGGTAATTCAGACGGAATGCTTGACTGCTGAAGCAACCCTTACGACCGTGGCGAGTACGGCTGACTACGTTCTGCCCGCCGATTACCTGGGCCTCTACATGAAGCACGACGGCAAGTATTTCGTCAAATACTACGACGGGACAAATTACACGTTCATTGATTTCCGCGAGTACGCTTCAATCTATTGGGAGAACGACACGACCGCCGTTGACATCCCGAACTATTTCACGATTCGGGATTACGGAAGCATTTACGCGCAGGTTACGGGCAGCGCGAATGCTGATGGTGCGGCCACGGGCGGGCGATGCCAACTTTCCGTTGCGGCTTCGACGTTCACGAATGTGAGCGCGGGCGACATCATCCACAACACGACGGACGGCAGCACGGGCGTTGTCCTGTCAAAGACCAGCACGACGGCAATCTATGTCGCCCTGTTCGGCGGAACGGGGAACGACATTACGAGCGCAGATGCTTTCGTGATTCAGCCGCGTGGACGGCTGATGGTGACGCTTAACCCGCCGCCCGAAACGGCGACCCAGTACGTATATGTCCCGTATCTGCAAGCCCCCGATCCGGTCTACCACGACTACGGCGTGTTCCGGATCAACTTCGATTACACGGAAGCACTCGCCAACTATGCGGCGTGGAAATACAAGTACAAGGACAAGGCGGCGGACTACGGCGACAAGTTTTTCCAGGTCTATATGAATGAGATTTCCAAGTATCGTCGGCAGACCACAAAAGCGTTTGCCAAGCCAAACGCAACCATTTATCCGAGGCTGAAATAATGCTCAATCGGTTTCTCGCAACCTGTATCGCCGTCCTGATGTTGGCTCTCCCCGCCTACGGGCAGGATTTGAAAAGCAAGGTCGTTCCGCTGAACGGAAAGCTCATCCAGTCGGACGACCCCACGCAAATTGGGACGAACTTCCAGACGCTTCAAAATCTTCGTTACACCGACAGCCACGTGAAGGGCATCGGGGGCATGGCAAAGGTAAACTCGTCGGCCCTGTCGTCATATCCACACGTCCGTAACGCATACCATTTCAACAAGGTACAGCCTGCGGAAAGCCATGTCCTGCTGCACGCGCTTGACGCTACCGGCACGTCGGCGCGGCTGATCGAGATAGACGACTCCATACCAACGGGCGGGAACGTGGACGAAGCAACGCCAATCTGTTCGCTTACGTCCTATGCAGAGGGATTGTTTGCAACGGTCCCGAACGATTATGTTGTGTTCACGAACGGCGAAGAAACCTATATATGGGGCGGCAAGGAAGGTCGCCTCTCTGCGTTCCTCACATCATCTACAACACCGACCTATGTAATTACGAACTCCAATGACTATACGGAAATCCTGAATAATACCCGCACGGAGGCATCACAGGTTGCAACACTTTCCAGCGGCGGCGGGAACGATTCTTATGTCAAGCTTCTCCTCCATGCCGATGGATCGGACACGTCCACGACCTTGACGGATTCTTCGTCGACCGGTAGAGCGGTAACGGCAAACGGGAATGCTCAACTCGACACGGCGCAGTTCAAATTCGGAACCGCCTCGGGGCTTTTTGATGGGACGGGTGATTATCTCACCGTCGCGGATCATGCCGATTGGAATCTTGGCGACGGGGATTTTACAATAGATTTTTGGGTGCGATTCAATTCCGTCGATACCGTGCAAGCGTTCTGGTCTCAGGGTGACGGAGGGGGAACGAACCGCAACTACCTGTTGTTCAATTCCAATACGATTGAATTCATGTCGTATAACACCGACTATCTTCTCAGTTTCAACGCTCCATTCACGCCGGTTGTCAATACTTGGTATCATATCGAACTCGTCAGATCGACAGCCTCCACTCCCCAGACGTGGTTTGTGTTCGTCAACGGCGAATCTAAGGTTGTCACCGGCACGCATGGAAATTGGGCTGCGACTCTGCCGGACTTCGGTCAAACCCTGAAAATCGGAATTGACGACGACGGCGCGACCTATCCGCTAAACGGATGGATGGACGAGTTCCGGTGGTCCAAGGGCGTCGCGCGTCACACCGCGAATTTCACGGTGCAGACTCAGGCATACGGCAACGCATCTAATCACTTCCTCGTCGGGTCGAAGAGGCCGTTGCAGGGGGTCAAGTTCTACGTTTCGAGCGGGAACACGGTCGCCTCCACCATGACCGCCAAGGAATGGCAGGGAACGGACTGGACGGACCTTGCTATCACCGACAATACCGACACCGGCGCGACGCTTGCCACGACTGGAACCGTTACGTGGACGGCGACGGGCAGCGCGAAACAGCGGTACATCGACGGCCTGAGCCTCTACTGGTACGCTTTCTTTTTTGATGCGGGGCAGGCATCGCTTTACTATACAACCGTTGACGCGCCCATGCAGACGATTTCAAACACATGGGACGGAATTGAAATTATACCAATCCGTACACTGAAGTATAACGGAACGACCTATTACGATTACTCCATAGAGGTAGCCGATGATTACCAGTCTACCTATGCTGATCTCAGCAGCCTCGGTACAACCCATTATCTTGTCATCGGATTTACGGAACCGATACAGGGACTTGATTTCACCTTTGTCGTCGGGTTGGAAAACTCAACGGCTGCGACGATGATAACGACGGAGTATTGGAACGGGTCGGCATGGACGGCGACGGGCGCGACATCTGACGGTACGGCAACAAGCACGACTTCCATGAGCAAAGGGGGAACGGTCGTATGGCAGGGCGTGGAGCAAGGACAGGAATTCGTCACGACCGTATCAAACGAGGTTCCACTGTATTACTACAGGGTGCGGTTTGCAGACACACTGGACGCGGATGTGAAGGTATCGGAGATTCGCGGCATACCGTTTCCGCGTGCCATCAGCCCATACGCCGTGGCGACCATGTACCAGAACCGCACGATTCTAATGAACGAATCGAGCGGGAAAAAGAATAAACTTCTCTATTCAGCGGAAGGGCTGGAGAGCGTTTTCAACGGAGACGATTCGGGTGAACTGAACGTAGGCGACGATTTCGGCATCACGTCAGCCGCAACACTTTCCCTTGTCCTGACTTCAGCCCTTGAGCAGCTTATTATTTTCAAGGAGAACCAGACCTATCGAATCTTCGGAAATGGGCCTGAGAATTGGGACCTGCAACTTATTTCCGGCACGGTGGGGTGTGTCGCTCCCAAGACGCTAAAAACCGCGTCCCTTCCGTTGGACAGTGTGAGTAATTACATCGGGCGGCACATCGCCATATTCCAGGGGGCGGACGGAATCTATGTGACGGACGGACGGACGCCTTCCCCGATTCACGGCGACATCAAGAACTACTTTGACAAGCGGTCGTCGTCATCAATCAACACGTCCATGCTCGCAAAGTCGGTTGGGTTCATCGACCACGAAAACCTTGAGTACCATTGGTTGTTCGCGTCGGGATCTTCCACAACGCTGAACAAGGAACTAGTATTCGATCTTCGGCGTTGGAAGTGGTTTGAAATAGACCGTGGGACCGGGAAATACCTGCAAGTCGGCTTCAAGGTGACGGATACCTACGGGAACAATTACTGCTACGGCGCGATTGATACCGGGTATATCGAACGCCTTGAATACGGAAACACGTTCGATGGCGACAGCATCGTACATACTTTTCAGCTTGGCGACATCGCCTTTGCCGACAATCCAATGTTCGAGACACGGGCGCAGTATGCGAACCTTGCGATGGTGGCGAAAACAACAACGTCGAACAGTGTGACGTATACCCATTATGTCGACACCGCAACAAGCGGAACGGCCTACACGTTGTCGCCCGCGTCTTCCGGAAAGCGGGTTGCCAATGTCGTGACGAACATCAATTCGATTCCCGGCGTGTTTCATTCCCCGAAATTTTCCATGACGACGAACAACGAAACTGTGGGGTTTGAACCCCTGTATATTGGCTATTTCTACAAGGTCGAGCGCGAACATCTGCGATAGGAGGCTTGCAACATGGCAACTACACCGTCTTACGGATTGAACCTGAACAACATCATGCGGGCCATCCGACAGCGCAAGGCCGCAGGGGGATACGTTCCCAAGAGCTTCATTGACAACATTTTGGAGGCGAACATCAACACCGCCGCCAATCGTGCGATGGATCAGGAAAAGATCACCACGCAGAAGGAACAGTTTGAAAAGTCGCTGGCTCAGAACAAGGAGCAGTACGAGAAATCGCTGGCAGAACAGGTCAGGGGCGGCGATTTAAATCGCGCCCTGACGGAAGAACAAATCTCGAATCAGGGAACTTCCGCAATGGCAAGCACGTTGGTACAGGCACCTCTTAACATATGGGCCATGTCGAAGATGTACGACAAGCTGTTTCAAAAGACGCCCGCGACAACGCCAATGTCCGTTGCGGGTCCGAATCCTGCGATGCAACAGCCACAGATTCCCGGCGAAGCGACCGGACGCGCCCCGTGGCTTGATAATGAGCAAATTCCCGTTGATAACACACTTGCCCCGGAAGCACAGGCCAATACATTCATGCCGGAAATGATTGAGGCCGGAACGCCCGCCGCTGCGGATACCATCGTGGGGACCACCTTTTCCGGCCCAAACCTTGGGGCAATGCCAGCAACACAGGCTCCGCAGGTAGTGGGTGGGGGAACGGCGGCAGGAACAACCGCGGGAACCACTGCGGGAGCGAAGGGGTCTGCATTGAGCGGATATATGGCCCCGCTCTTATACATTATGGCCGCCGAGAAAGTTCGGCAGCGAAGTCAGCCTGACAAGGCATACGAAGACCGGGGTGCATGGGAAAAGATGGGCTCTGCGCCTGTCACGGGTGGGCCTGCGGCACTCGTTGAGGGAATCGCTCCGGGCAGCAGCGGAAATGCACTGGTCAAGCCCCTGACCGCCGTGGCGAAGGCGGAAGAGCAACTTGTCGGCGAACCGCTGGACAAGTTCTTTGAAGGCGACATCGGGGGTGGAATAGGGGCAACGGTCGGCGGTATCGTTGAAGCTCCCAAGACCTTCTTGAATACGATAACCGGCGGCGGTTGTATCATCATCACCGCCTGCACTCGGCCCCACGCCTATGAAGTAGAGATTGCCCGCGAGTATCGGGACAGCCGCATGGATGCCGATCAGCTTCGCGGTTATTACATGATTGCCGAAAAGGTGGTTCCGTTGCTCAACTGCGATCTGAAAAAGAAATTTGTCAAGGGGTGGTTTGTCGATCCTCTTGTTGATTACGGCGAAGTCATGCTTGGCAAGAAGCCGGGGCCGTGCCGCGTGTTTTCGTACCTTGTGGCGCGTTTCTTCCTGACACTGTGCCGGAAGGTGGGGCAGACAAGAAAATCATTTGTAAGGGCAAACGGCGAAGTCTTTTAGGGGGCGTTCCTGATGGTTTCGATGCGGTCTGTCCAAGAGCGGTGCGTATCGAAAAATCCGCCGCCGCTTCCGGTGGCTTCGGGCCTCACGGCGGTCATGCCATGCAGGACATGCTTCTTGGTCATTTTGATACAGAGGCATGTTTTATAGGCCAACATATCGGCCTCATCCTCTTGAACCTTTGAATAGTTATTGACTACGGCGGGATTGACAAGATGATTCAGGGAACCAGCACCCGGCACAATGAAACCTACGGCCACCATAACGCCAGTAATGGCGAGGCTTGCGCCTTTCCGCTTGTTAAGGTGTCTGAGCTTCACATGGGCGAGTTCATGGGAGATAACAAAGCCGAGCGTTTCGTCGGGGTAATCGAACAGCCCTTCGGTGAGAATTACGTTTCCATCGCCATCGGCCATTGCGTTCGCCCCCTTGTCGCCGTTAATGCGGAGTCCGCCTTGCGAGGCATCGCGGTCAAGGCCGAGGCACCTGCTGGCCTCGTTGTAAATCCAGACGTGGGCTCGCTTGTTGATACGGTCGGGAATGACGTATGCGCCTTGCTTGGGAGCGCAACCGAAAAGAATGAAAACAGTCAGAAGCATGACAATCTTTCTCATGGCTTTAATATAGCACTTTGCCGCGAAAAATCAAGGGGGCGCGTATGGGGGTAAATTGGGGGGCAGTCGCCGGGGGAGTTAATCAGGGATTGCATCAGGGAGTTCGCACGATAGCCGATATCGTGAATATCCAACATGCGAAGGCCGCAGAGGAACGCCAGCAGAACCTCTACAATTACCAGATGAAGAAGCTGGCCGATGAAGATGCGCCCGTATTTCTTGATACGTTCCGGCAGAACAATCCGAACGTGGGGGACAATGTTTTCAATGCCCTGAAAGCACGCGGCGAGGCGGCGGGACTGGTCTACAAGTCGGCTGACGGCAGGGAGTTCGTCAAGCGCGGTCAGGCGAAAGAGTTTATGAAGTTCCTTGGGGCCGACGACAAGGAAGAACTGATAGGCGCACAACTGAAAGACCTGTCAGCCGCCCACGATGCCCTTTCCGTCGAATACGCGAACGTCAAGGACAAGGCAGGCGATGAAGCCCAAAAGCTCAAGGCGAAACTGGACGAACTGACGAAACAGCATGACGCGCTTTCTTATCAGTCAACGGCGTACCTGCAAAAGAAGGCCCTAGATATCAAGGCAAAAGAGGCAGAGCGGAAAGCAATTCCGACGATTGGACAGATTAAGGGGCAGTTGGCGACCAATGCCCTTGCGGGTCAAGATATTGGGGATGTCGGCAATAAATTGTTGGGAATGACCGGCGATGCCAATCAGACCGAACAGCAGCTTACGGCACGGGCGTTGAAGGGCGACAAAGAGGCACAGGCAATCCTTGATGCCATGCAGACCAGAAAGCTGAATATCGCCAAAGAAAACCGGGCCATTATCGGCAACCCGGCAGGGAAAAACTCTTTCCCGAATTGGGAACAGGCAGACAAGGAAATGGCGTTCCAGGGCAAAATGCTGACGGGGAAAGACCCCATGTTTGCATCGCGGGACGCCGAAAGCAGGGCGGCATTCAGCCAGGGTTACAACCAATACATTCGCTCAAAGGGATTCCGAGCAAGCGACATAGCCCTCATGCAGGCCGACTATCGGGCCGGGAACATGAGTCTTGGCAACATGAGCAAGCAGGAAGCCCCGATGAACGCCTTTGTGCTGAATATCAATAAGCAAATCGGGAAACTTGAAGAACTCTATAAGAACGACGACCGCATCGGGCTTCGCCTACTCGACCTTCCCCTTCGTGAATTGAAGTTGCGGGCCAAGGGTAGCGGCCTCGAAGCCTCTCGCGCATCCTATCTTCTGGAAATCTCCAACGAGATCGGAAAGCTCTCAAGCGGTGCGTCGGCATCGGTGCAGCAACTTTCCGATTCCGCAAAAGAGGATTGGAAAAAGGTACACGACCCGAACCTGTCATTGAAGGAATTGATGATAGTCCTGAACTCGACACGCGATCAGGCCAACATGAGAATGTCAACGTGGCGGGAAGCAAAAGAGGCGGTGCGGGCGAATATCAGGGGATTGGGAACCGACAACGGCGCGGCGGCCCCCGCTTCCGGCGAGACACCGGTCCCTGCTGGCCACAAGGGCTTTACGTTCAAGGACGGAAAGCTCGTTCCTAACCAATAAGGTGCAACCATGCGCGTAGATGTTCCTGAATATAAGACATTCGTTGACTTTCCGGACGGGACCGACCCGGCAGAGATTCAGAAGGTCATGGCGCAGAACTTTCCGCCAAAGAAAGCGGAGACTACCCCGGAAGCCAAGCCCGGCCTTGTTTCCGGCGTCAACGAGGCCATCGTCAAACGTGGCGTCAATATCGCAGACGAATTGAACGCGCCGTCATCTGAAACGGTAGGCCAGACGCTTAAAAACGCCCCCGAACGTGCTTTGCGCGCTACCGGACAGACGGCCACATTGGGCGGCGATGTTGCCATGGAGGGCATTAAGGGCCTCTACGGACTACTTCCCAAGTCAGCACAGGACGCGATTACCGGCATCCCGAAATCCGTACTCGGTAAAGAACTTGCCCCCGTCATGGAAAAGGACCTGCTTTCCATGCTCGGACAGGGTGCGGAGAAATATGCACAATTCAAACAGGAGAACCCGAACGCAGCGAAAGACCTTGAAGCGTTGGTAAATATCGGGACGGCGATACCGATCGGCAAGGGGGCGCAGTTATCCGCTCCGTTGATAGGAAAAGCGACAACCGCGGTTGGAAAGGGGGCGGCGGCGGCAACCGTCAAGCCACTTTCCAAAGTAGTGAAAGAGGTTGTTGGGGCATACACCGGACGCGGCCCTGGATTCGTAGAGGAAATGGTCAAGGGAAGCGAGGCCGCAGAGAAGGCCATGCGTGGCGAGATTACCGGCGAGGAGGTTGTGGAACACGCCAAAAACGCCCTTCAAAAGGTCCGCGACCTGAGAAGCAAGGAATATCTGCAAAAACTGGACACCGTGCGTGCCAACCCCGAAGAACTGCAAGCGGTACGAAGCGGGGTTGAATCGAAACTCGCTACCCTTGCCGACAAAGACCATTTTGAACTGGGGATAGACGTAGGCAAAGACGGTGTTCCGAAAGTCGATTTTTCAAAGAGTACCATCATCGAACATCAAAAGGTTGTTGAACGCGCCATTGAAGATGTCTTGACATGGAATGACAACACGGCGCGGGGCCTGGATACCCTTACGAAGAGGCTTAGCAAGTATGTTGACCAAGCCGGACGTGGAACACCAGCCGAGAGTTTCGTCACGCAATTGAAAAACGACATCAGCGGCGGATTGAAAAAAACCGTTCCCGAATATGAGGACATGACGAAGGGATACCGGGAAGCTAGCACGCTAATCAAGGACATTGAATCGAACCTGATGCTTCGCAAGGAGGGCATGACGGGGCGTATCACCGCAGACCAGACCTTGCGCCGGTTATCGTCCGCCCTTTTGGAAGGCAAGGAGATGAGAAAAGACCTGCTCCTAGCCCTCGGTACGCAATCGGGCATGGATATTCCCGGCGAGGTTGCGGGTTATCTTGCGAAACAGTGGATACCGGCGGGAATTATGGGGAAAGGGTTGACGATGGGAAGCGCGTGGAGCCTTCATTTTCTTAGTCCGCAATGGTGGCCGGTTTTGGCCGCCAGTTCCCCGCGTGTCGTGGGTGAATTTCTGAATGCATACGGCAAGACACTAAGGACCGTAAAAACCGGAGTAAAGAAAACCCAAAGCAATATGGCTGAAATGTTGAAATAAGGAGGAAACCCATGAAAAAGTTAGTCGCAATTCTCATTATCCTGTTGTTCGCATCGCCGGTATTGGCGCAGGATTTCCGGTTTGGAAGCGGTGTCAAGACTTCCAGCGGCATTGTCGCAACCGGTCCCGGCGTTCTGACGCAGATCATCGTCGGAACCGATGGAACCAACTCACCCACCATCGACCTGTACGACAACACGGCGGCAAGTGGAACGAAGCTGGTTCCACAGTGGTATGTCTATACATCCGCCTTCGAGAGAATCGCCACGCTGCCAATCGACAACGAGCGATTCTTTAATGGCCTGTACGTAAATATCAGTGGGACGGCGAATGTTGTGCTCCTCTACAAACAGTAGTCACGGTGACTTGATATGAAAAAGATTATCGGGATTCTCGTTGCTGTCGGCATCCTGTTTATGTCGATTCCCGCTATCATGGCGTGGAACAGCTTCACGCATAGGTCGCCGAGCGGGACACGGACGACCATTGCTGGCGTCGTGTCTGTCGCCTCCGGCACCTACGCCGCCGGTGCCCTCTACGCCGACCTGACGACCGCAAACGCCTTCGCCGCGCCTGCCGACCTGTCTTCCTACCAGGACGGCAATCATATCCTCTGGGCGAGCGACGGGACAAACACCCTCATGGCGTGGATTTCTGCGACTGCGCCGGGGGGTGAGACGCTTGATGTCGAAAAGATATCCAATCCGTCTTTTGATCTGAATACGAACGGGTGGGTGGGTAGCGGCGCGACCCTCGCGTCTGTCGCGGGCGGGCAGACAAATAACTGCCTAGAACTCACGCGCACTAGTGGCACCACCCAACTCGCATATGTCAATCCCGTAGTAGCAATAGACGTGGGGGCGTTGGTTAAGGTGACTGCCTATATTAAGTCGGGATCATCTGGCAATGAATCTTGTCGTATCGGATTGCAAAATTCATCCAGCACGTATCTCGGCACAACCTCGGGAACATCGTCCGGGGACTGGGTGCTATATACGGTATATGGCACTACCAACACCGCAACAACTTATGTGGCGAGCCTTGAGAAGCGCACGGATACAGCAGGCACAATGCTCTTCGATACTGCGAGTGCCAAGCGCGTCACCGACTGCGCCGCCACCGGAGCCCTCCTGCTGTCCACCAAGGGCGGGGCAAGGGGCTTCATCAGTCTGCCATCGGCGTTCAATGGGAATCTGGCGGGGACGTACAGGATTCTGCGATCTTACTAGGGAAAGGATGCGGCAATGTCTGAATCGAACGGGAACGGTTTCGTGATTACAAAAGAGACGTGGGATCACATGCCAAAAGAGCAGCGGGATTGGATTCTGTTCGACACCATGCAACGCCTGACATCCGAAGTGAAGTGCCTGAAGCGATGGAATAAGGGCATGGGATTCTGCGGCGGAATCGTCGGCGGAATCGTCGCCTTTTTCGGGGTGAAGATGGCGTGAGATGAGCCGATGCCTATCTGGTTTAAGTCCAAAGACTGCGACCATCCCCTTTCGGCGCGGATCGTCGTCAGCGAATGCGAAGAACGCTGCCGGAAATGCGGCGAGAGGTTCTTCCTCGTCGCCGTGTCGTACCTTAAAGAGAGGAAGGGGATAGATGGCAAGCGAACTGTTTGATAAACGGGCTTTATTTACGCGCCTGTTGCCCCGCCTGATAGACAAAATGTTGGCGGACGGGTGCGTACCCCTTCATGGCAAGGACGGCAAAACGCACATGAAAAACAGCCTCCATTATGAAGGGCTGGCCGTCGATATAGACCTGTTCAAAGACGGCAAGTATCTTGACCGTACCGACGACCATGAGGCGTTCGGAGAGTTTTGGGAATCGTTACATTCGGATTGCGCCTGGGGAGGCTCTTGGGGCGACGGAAATCATTATTCAATTCGATTCGGTGGCCGTAAATGAGCGAGTTTTTAACCGACCTTGACATCCACGAAATAGACGACGACTGCGTGTGGGAACTGGACAAGGCGCTTGTCTATCTGTCAGACCTGATAGGCAAGATAACCGTTCCCAATGGCTTTCAGACGGATTTTGCCAGCGTGCCGCGTGTCCCGATAGCCTATATGTTCTTTGGCAACAAGGCGCATCGGGAAAGCGTCATACATGATTTTCTATACAGGGCAGACAGCGTACCTCTCGTATCAAGGGAGTTAGCGGACAATATATTTTTTGAAGCTATGGAGTGTCGCGGTAAGGGTTGCGGCGTCCGCTATCCGATGTGGTGGGGCGTCCGGCTCGGCGGCTGGACGGCGTACCACAAGAAGAGGGTGGTGGATCGGCTGATTGACTGACGCGCTCGTTTTCTCCGGCTCGGTGCGCCCCCGGTTACTTACCCTGAAAGTCTGGCGGCAATTCTTTGTCAAACGGTCCACTTACCCACCGACGGCTCAAGGCATCACCCCCTTCCACAAATTCCTCGACCTTCATGTTGCCTCCTTGTCGTCTATGTTGTTAAAACCATAGTCTTCTTGTCGTCAAACGGTTGCGGCCAGTTTCCCCAACGGCTCCAAATGATCTTTTTATATCCGTTGCATTCCATGTTGGAAATTAGCGTTGCGGTAGCCCTGGGGTTTTTCTTCACCTGCGCCAATGTTTCAACGCGACTGTCGGGATGATAATACAGTGGGCCAACGTCTTTCTCCGTTCCGCGATATTTCTTTTCTCCATCCACGACATCCTCGCGCTCGGAAAACTGGAATGCATATGCATTCTCCGGCCACTTTACTAAATTGGGGTCCAAAGAACCAACCTCCTTGACGGTGCTTTCTGCAACAATTATTCCCGGCGTCCAAAACGTCACAAATCTCTTGATCTGCTTTTTCATCTTTGCCTCCTTGTCCATGTTCCGGTAATGTACCGGGTAACTCAAAATGCAAGTAGCTGATTTCTTAATAATAAATGGCGGAAGTGCATGGGAATCGAAAAATTTACCTATCAAGCCACCGTCTCTTGATCGGCAATCGGTCCAACGATGTGTAATTTGGCAATCCATCGTTTACTATCGGCCAATGCCCCATTTTTCGTTTTCCAGTATTTATCCGTCTCGATGTGCGTGTGGCCGATCATCAAGAACCAAGTCCATCCTAAATGTGACCAATGCACCAACTGTCTCGTGACTTTCATATTTTCTCCTCCTTCAGCCATTCCCCCGCCAGCGTGCAGATGCGATAGATGCCGGATGAGTCGGGGGAGAAGAGCCAATAATCAAATTCCCAACTTGTCATGCCAACGGTTTTACTGGAGGCCCAACAGTAAAACTTTCCCCACTTCCCCTTCTCCGCCAGCCGGTTCATCACGTCCAGGGCGTCGGCGGGAGTCGTGAAGGACCGATTAGAAATCGTTTCACCATCGTGCTTGTACGGAAAGCCGACAAGTCCCGGCATAAACCTTTCGCCCAAGAGTTTCTCTGTCAGCCGCTTACGGGTTTCGATGTCCATCATCTCGCCCCTCCTTGCCATCCGGCCGAAACATGAAAGTATCGAAAACTCATTTGGATGTCTCCTTTCCAGCACGGACCACCCGGCTTTACAAAACTCCACTTACCTGGACCAGAAATAAACATTATCCAGAACATCATCTCACCTCCACCTTCCACTGATGCGCCAACGCTTTCAGGAGGGCGAGCTCGGGAGATTGCCAATTACTATCGAAAATCATATTGTCGTCGAAGTCCCACTCTTTGATTCTTATACAACCACCACATCCAAACTTTGGGTCAAATCTTTCCCAGTCCACCATCCCCCAACAACCCCGCTCCGGATTGCGCGGATCGATGGGAAGGGGAAGGCGAAGAATCTTACTTTCGTCACAAATCAGTGCAAGCGGAACGGTAAATTTGAAATAGCCATCGTCGTTTATTTGCGAGCAAAAACATACTGATTTTCCTATTAAATCATACCCGATATCTCCATGCTGCCATTCCCCCATCCTCTCCCGAAACTTCTCCTGCAACGCGATGTAGTATTTCAAGGTTTCGTCGGTCATACAGCCTCCTTCCTTCCCCTCGGCCAAATCAGCAAAGCGATGAGCGCGTCGGT